CAGATGACCCTCAGTTTGAGTCTAAGTTAAATTTGGCCGTACCTTTCAACCCTGTTTCAAGAACCATGGATGTAAAGGCTTACAAAGAGCAATTAAAGTTACAGGCAGAGGCTAAGAAATTAGCAGCATCTAGATTAGCCGCAATTGCAAAAGAAAAGGCTTTAGTTGCTCAACAAAGAAAACTAGAGGCTGATCGTAAAAAGTTAGAGCAAATATCTAGTATCTTTGATATAGAACAAATTCAAATTTATGCAGCATTACAAAACAAGGTAACAGATCAAGAAAAACTAAGGTTATCTTTACAATTGGCTTTATTGCAGCAAAACGCAAACGAGGCTGCTAAGTTGGCAACTGAGTTAATTAAGTCTCAATTACAAACTACTAACCTTGCTGAGGCTATTGCTAAATTACCTAAAGCCTTATATCCGTTTGAAGGTTGGTCTAAAGATATTGATTTGTTAATTGCTCAAATTGAAATGTTAAAGAAATTACTTGCTTCAATGGGTACAACTCAAGGTTTAACAAGTTCTAGAACTGAAGCAATAGCAGCGCCATTTACTAAAGACGGCGTAATGTTTGCTGACATTAACCCACAAAATAAAATGAGTGCTTCTCAATTAGCAGCCTTACAGAGCAAGCCAGCAACAGTAGCCCAGTCTGAAGCAATTATGGCTTCAATGTCATACAGGTTACAGGCTCAGGCAGAGCAGTATTACATGAGTCAAGGTCTTGACAGAAACGGTCAAGTTATCAATGTTACAGTCAATGGTGCAACCCAAGGCTTATTAGATGAATTGCGCAATGGTTTTATTAACTCATCCGCTTCAGGTTCGTTTTCTTCAATAAGTCCTTTCAGATAACATGTCATTACCTGTACTTAATGTAAGCCTAAATTTTTCTTCGGGCGCTACCTTCGGTAACCCATTTACAATCGGAGACCCTGTTAATGGTGTTCTAGGTACTGGTATCTTGTCAGATCAGTCTGCGCCTGCTTTAGTTGTAGATTTAACAGATGTAACTAGAGGAATTAAAATCAATCGTGGTCGTAACATACCCCGAGACACTTATGAGGCAGGTACTTGCACCGTTCGTATCTTTGACCAAAATGGTAGATTTAATCCACAAAATACCAGTTCTGATCTTTATGGCTATTTAACACCATTAAGAAAACTCAGAATATCTGCTGAGTACAATGGTCAAGATTATTATTTGTTTAGCGGTTATACCACCGATTATGTTTATACATACGATCAAGCAGAAAATGTATCTTATGTGGACATTAACGCTTCAGATGCCTTTAGATTGTTTGCAATGGCTACAATCGGTACGGTTACAGGTCAAGCAGCAGGTCAAGATACAGGAACTAGAATTGCCAAGATATTAGATACTGTTGACTTCCCTAACTCTATGCGGACTATTGATACTGGTAACTCATTAACTCAGGCTGACCCTGCAACTTCTAGAACCTCATTAGCAGCCATAGAAAATGTTGAAACTTCAGAGCAAGGTGCTTTCTTTATATCACCTGAGGGTAACGCTATATTTAAGAATAGATTAAACACAATATCCTCAGCAGGTGGTACACCTATTGCCTTTAATCAAACTGGTGGTATTCCTTATGCAAACTTAGTTTTTGCTTTTGATGATAAGTTAATTGTCAATACTTGCTCTGCTACTCGTATTGGTGGTACTACTCAAACTAATATAGATCTAAATTCAGTTGCCACTTACTTCCCTCATGCAGTTTCATTTAGTGATCTAGTAATCCAGACAGATGCAGACGCAGCCAATATAGCCGCTATTTATGTGGGAACGAGATCAACTACCACTATTCGTATTGACCGTATGACTATTGACCTTTATGACCCTCTAGTGCCTAATGGCACTATTCTAGATTTAGACTATTTTGACAATGTTCTTATTTCCAATATACAGCCTGATTCTTCAGTCATTACCAAAAACTTGCAGATTCAGGGCGTTACATGGGATATAACCCCGAACTCTTGGACTGGCACATTTACGACTCTTGAGCCGATAGTTGATGGGTTCATATTGGATAGTTCAACTTATGGCATATTGGATGAGGATATTCTCTCATATTAAGATATAATTAGACACTAAGGAGATATAAACAATGGCAATAGGCTTTCCAGTAAAGGCAGACTACGCAACAGGTGATGTGCTTAGTGCTGCCAATATGAACGATCTTTCTGGCACATTAAACACAATACAAAGCGTTGAGTATGCGGCTGGTAAAAACGCAATTATTAACGGCGCATTTAATGTGTGGCAACGCGGAACTACTTTTACCAATGCTACAGTTAATACTTACACAGCCGACAGATGGTTCTTTGGTGGTTCTGGCAACAATACTGGTGCTATTTCACAACAAACTTTTACATCAGGTACTGCTCCTGTTGCAGGTTACGAAGGTCAATTTTTCTTTAGATTTAATCAAACAACTACAGCAATTAGTCCTACTATTACACAACGCATTGAGGATGTAAGGAAGTTTGCTGGTCAAACAGTAACTGTTTCATTTTGGGCAAAGACAGCGAGTTCTATGAACGGCCTGCGATCCATTACAATAAATCAAAACTTTGGTTCAGGTGGTTCAGGAACAGTTACAACTACAGTAAATAGCGCAGTAGCAACAACAACTGCTTGGACTAGATTCTCTTACTCAGTAGCAGTACCTAGTATTAGTGGTAAAACTGTTGGCACAAGTAGTTATTTTGAATTGAGTTTTAATACGGCAGAATTTGTTGCAGTTACTTTAGATATTTGGGGCGTACAGGTTGAAGCAAGTTCAACTGCTAGCGATTTCCAAACTGCAACTGGCACAATTCAAGGCGAGTTAGCCGCTTGTCAGCGTTACTTGCCATCAATAAGAGGTCAATACTCAACATTGGTCGGATTTTTTGGCAGCACTACGGGTGGAGTTTTTAACTATAATTTTCCAGTTGAAGCGAGAGTTGCACCGACTGGCATTACTGTCTCAAATGTTGCAGATTGGGGCTTAGTGACTCCATCCATAGGAACAGGTGCAACAACTGCAATCGCTTGGAATTATGGCGGAGTTAATGGGGCAACTGTTTCAACAACACACACCGCTGGAACTCCAACAACTGCAGCAAAAGACCCAGGCATTTTAAGATGTACAGGTACAAGCGGTTTTATTCTATTTACAGGATGTGAGTTATAAATGGAAACTTATCTAAACTTGGATGGTATTGAGTGCGTAGTCTGGACAGATGAAAACGGGTCAATGCACTCAATGACCAAAGAAGCCTACGACAAGCAACAAGCGGAACAATCCACCCCGATTGATACAGAGGATGAGTAAAAAACCTTGGCTTTCCAAGGCTGCAACACAATTTAGAGATCAGGTAGATTTTGCGTTCGCAGATCGTGTTAAGCGCTTGGATGGATGGATTGGTGATTTGCGTCACCAGTCTCGAGTCAGCCAACACAATCCCAATGATCGAGGCGAAGTCTGCGCATTGGATATTGACGCTCGCTTATCTGAAGAACAAGGAATTGCTATCTATCTGGCAGATCAAATACGACTTGCAGCAAAGCAGGGTGATCGACGCATACTTTATGTGATCTTTATGGGCAAAATTTGTAGTGCTAAATCATTGTGGCGTTGGAAAAAATATCGTGGGTTGAATCCCCACAATAAACATATACATATTTCTTTCAAAGAAAACCAAGACGGCAAACCTTTTAACATACCACTACTAGGGGGAACAGATGAAATTATCAAAAAAGCATAAGGCTGCAATTAAGTCTTATTTAAGAGCAGTTGCCGCTTCAGGCATTACGGTTGCGTTGGCTATTGTGGCTGACATCCATCCTGCCTATGCAACATTACTAGGCGCTATCGTCGCCCCTATTGCTAAAGCCGTTGACCCTTCCTCAGGTACTGAAGTTGACTACGGAATCAATGCGAAATAATGGATGCTGCAAGTTGGGCTGGCTTAGCCGCCGCCGTCTCCGCCGTGCTGACAAGTTTCTTTTTGGGTCTGCGTTATCTTATTAAAGGTTGGTTGTGGACTCTCACACCAAATAGCGGTTCATCTCTTGCAGATCGTTTAGCAAGAATTGAAACACGCCAAGAGGAACTACTGAGGATTGTCACTGAGAGAAAGTAAACTTTACTTATGGCTCAAAAGAAAAAACGCAAAGTTACAAAGCGTAAAGGTAAGTATCAACACGATCAAATCATGACTCGTTTAGATGCTTACGCTATTGGTATGCGTGAGTATTACTTGAGCCTACGCAGGGCAGGTTTTCCAGTAGATCAAGCATTGGGCATGATGGATAGAAATACTTTTCCTGAGTGGCTAATTCCTGTTGCACCGGACTTTAACCCTGTAAATCCCGACCACGACCCACACGAGGATGACGAGGAATAAGTGAAAAGAATCGCTTTTATAAGTGA